TAAACCTGACTTTAAGGTTACACTTCCAGACGATGAGGAGTTCTTTGTCGAAGCAAAGGGATACTTTGATCCCTCTATGCGAAGTAAGATGGCTCAGATTCGTGAGCAACATCCAGACTTAGATATACGCTTCGTCTTCATGCTTGAAGATAAAGTTATCTCTCGGTCTACAAAGAACCCCACCACGTACAAAACGTGGGCTAAACGACACGGCTACTCGTGTTGGAAGCCTGATATCTTAGCTGAGAGTAATAGTACTAATGTCGAACGAAAGACTGATAGAACAGGCAAACATGGAAGCACTCGAAGAAGTAAAGGAAGCCATCAAGGACGCGCATAAACGCCACCCTGAGACGCATCCGTCTATCGAGCATTCTGCTTGGATTCTCAAAGAAGAGATGGCCGAGCTGAAACATGAGCTTTACAAACCGGAGAGATGGCGTGACACTACTGCGATTTGTGAAGAAGCCTGTCAGGTTGCTGCTTCTGCTATCCGCCTGATTGCTGATATGAAAGTCCGTAAGATGGAAGGATATAAGGAGCACGAACATTATCGTCACGCAGCATAAGCTGAGGTAATCTATGGGAGTCATGTGTTGGCTCAAAGATCACAACTGGGAAAGCACTGAAGTGTGGACTGGCACTGCGTATGACATCATCCGTATTGAAGTCGAACAGTTCAAGTGCTCTCGTTGTGGTAAGACAAAGAAGTCTGTCCGAGTGTTTGGTAAGTTGAGTAAGAAAGTAGCAGAAGATATTGTTGACAATTCCACAGGAGTAGTTAATGATAGATATGTGAAAGAAACTTCACCCAATGAAGTTATTACTCTTACCGATACAAAGGAAGACAAATGCAAGAAGGCAGCGTAAAAGCATATAGTACCGCTCTTCTTTATGCACTGACAGCTAACGGCAAGACAATGACGTGGCAAGCTCATGCGTATGAAAACGAAGACGGTACAGCCAGCATACTTATTCAGTCTGGTTACGAAGGTGGTGCTCTTAAGGAGACTACTCGTTCCTATGACTGTGGTAAGAATGCTGGTAAGAAGAATGCTACGACTGCGCTACAACAAGCTGTAAATGAAACTAAGTCTAGGTTCAAGAAGCAGCTTGATAAGGGATACAGGGAGAGCAAGGCTGAGCTGTCTGCTCTCCCTATTCGTCCTATGCTAGCTCAGTCTTATATAGATCATCAAAACAAAGTCAGTGACGACACGATCTATATCTGTCAACCCAAGCTCAACGGTGTGCGTTGTACAGTTCAAAGACATGGTGACAAGATAACTTTCCTGTCAAGAACAGGTAAAGTATATGATGTCTTGTATCATCATAACAAACTCTGCAAAGAGTTGTTTGAAGTTATGCCTGATGGATGTGTATGGGACGGTGAGATCTATTGTCATGGTATGCCACTGCAAGATATAGTGTCTGCTGTCAAAGCATACAGTCCTGCCACAAACAAGTTGCAGTACTGGGTGTATGACACTATCAGTGAAGAACTTCAGTTTGAACGTATTGCACGTTACCGTGCTTTGCTTGCAGATAAAGATCTTAAAAAAGTTATGGCTTGCCCTATTGACTATGTCAAAGGAATAGTTAATATAAAGAAGAAACAAGAAGACTATCTTGCAGAAGGATATGAAGGACTGATGCTACGTAAGTACAGTGCTAAGTATCGGCAAGGTGTTAGGTCTTATGATCTTCTGAAGTATAAGAACTTTAGAGACACTGAGTACAAAGTCACAGGGTTCTCAGCAGACGTAGATAAATGTATTATCTTTGAGTTCTTTAACAAAGGTAAACCTTTCTCTTCTGTTCCATGCTGGACAAAAGCACAACGACAAGAAGCATATCGGAGGGGTTGTTTAGACTTCAATACTTGGATAGGTAAGAAGGCAACAGTACGTTGCTCTGACTTCTCTAAGGATGGAACCCCCATCGGAAACCCCGTAGTCACAGCCATAAGGGATTATGAGTGAGCTTCTTCGATATGATTAACAAGGCACTTAAACATTCTGATGAGGTTCCAATTCCTTCTCGTAGGAAGGATGAGCCTTACTGGGGCACACTACCTAGGATGTGTCGTCAGTGCACAAACAGAGAGGAAACAACACCTCCAGCATCCTTGAAGAAAGCAGGAGTTAAACCCTGCCAGTTCTGCAAGGTGTTTGAGAAAGCTTGCTACATTGCGTCGACAGTGTGCCGTCGTGTTGTAGAGCCTCTTAACTTTAAGGTAAAGAAAAAATGAAAGACACAAAGTATTTCAAGGCAAAAGAATTTCAGTGCAAGTGTGGTTGTAATACAAACGGAATTGAGCAGTCCTTTGTAGACAAGCTTACACAGGCACGTGAAATCGCTGGTATTCCTTTCGTCATTACTTCTGGATACCGTTGTCCTGCACACAACAAAGCTGTTGGTGGTGTAGCTGGTTCATCCCATACAACTGGATACGCTGCTGATATCAGTGCGGCTACTGGTGAACAGAAGTTCAAGATTGTTCAGGCTCTTATTACAGCAGGCTTTACTCGTGTTGGTATCGCTAAGTCTTTCATCCATGTGGATAGCGATCCCAAGAAGCCGAGTCCGACTATTTGGTTGTACTAGGAGCTGACATGAAGTTCCGTGCTCGTTACCGTGGTAAAGGAGCCAACGGAAAGTATGTTACAACTCAGATGTTTATTAACGCAACAAACGAAGTTGAAGCTAAGGAAGAAGCAAACAAGCGTATTCCAGAAGTGGTCAAGCGTTTGACTGAGCGTGAAGGACAGGATGTTGGACATGTTGTCTGTTGGAAGATTGAACCTCATGGACAAAAGAAAAGAAAGGAAGAAATGTATGTCGGTTAATAAAGAAGCTGTGTTGGAAGAAGTGCGTGCTCAGTTGGCTGTTGAGAACTGGGTGAAAGATGTAGCTAAGGAGAATGAAGCCAGTGACGAATACAGTCCTCGTTCTAATCGTCTTCTTCTTTGGGACTGCTTTGCTGATGAAGTAGGCAGACACGTTGAAGAGTACACTGTTCCTCAGTACGGTGACTTCCCTGATGACAATGTTGCTTCTTGGTCTGCTGATGATTGTATCAAACAGATTCAGAAGTATGTGAACCGCATGGAATCTAACTCTCGTGGTGAGCTTGAAGCTACGCGTGACCTGCTCAAGATTGCACACTATGCTTCTCTTATGTGGTGCAAGCGTCTTGGCTTTGAAGAAGCTCTTGCGGAAGTAAGGAAGGAACAGGAAGTACAGCCTGAAGTTCAGGAAGAGGTGCAGAATGGGTAAGGTATACTTCGTCTTCCAAGAAGAATCTATTCTTGGTCTGCTTAAGAACTACGCAGCAGCTGGTAAGTTTGGCTTGCAGGACGTTGAGTACCTGCATGTGAAAGACAATGCAGACTACAGTGAGAAAGGTTCTGTCATCACAAAGGATGACGCTGTAGTCTATGTTGACTTTCAGCCTGACTGTGAACGTGCTCGCATTATTGCACACGAGCTTAAGTGTCCTATCCGTTGGTGTGATGAAGCTGGTCTTAAGATGATTGATGTTAAGCAGATCTTTAGGCTTGACCAGCAGGCAGCTCAAGCTGCTGTGGAAGCTGACGTTGATGCACCTTTTGCAGCAGGAGTAGAACTCAATGCCTAGTGCGTATGTCTTTTACCACGAAGATGCTGACGGGCATTGTGCTGCTGCTGTCTTCAAGTACTCTTGTGACCAGAACGAAGAGCTTGACCTTCGCGCCATCAACCACGGATACGACGCTGACAAGATGTTCGGTGATCTCGAAACTGGTGCTCGGCTTGTGTTCCTTGACTTCTGTCCTACTGAAGAAGACCTCAAGGCTCTTCATGACAAAGGTTTTCCTATCGTAGTTGTTGACCACCACAAGTCTTCTGTGTGGGCTAAGGATTACGATACGACAGGTACAGACACTAAGCCTTACATCCGTGTGTATCACAGTATCTATCAGTCTGGCTGTGAGATTACTTGGGGAACCTTTATGGGTGAAGCCAAGATGCCTCCTGCTGTGTGGATGACTGGTAGGTACGATGTGTGGGATCATCAGGCAGACGAACGCATTGTTCCTTTCATCACAGGTATGAAGCTCATCATCACCGACCCTGCTACGGAAGATGGTTATGAGTTTTGGAAAGCGTGCTTTGAAACTATTGACACTCTTCCTGCAGATGCACCTGACGAAGAACGTGCTAAGCGTATGAAGTGGGATGTAGTCCTGCAACTTATCAACATGGGTAATGTTGCACATATGTATCGTCTTGGCCTTGCAGAGGAACGAGAACGTAATGTGCACGACATGGTGATTGAAGGCAAGAAGTTCCTTATGGTGAACTCAAAGCTTTCTGATAGCTATGACTTCCCTATGCAGAAGCTTGATGATAGTTACTTTGGCTTTGGCTGGTACTACTGGGACGGAAAGGAATGGCACTTCAGTATGCGCTCTGAAGGTGACAATGACCTTACTACCGTTGCTGGTATCCGTGGTCATAAGAATGCAGCAGGCTTTACGATGTATGGTTTCCAAGACCCTAGCATCTATCTGAAGGCTGCTCATGAAAGTAATTGATCCTTCTGTCATAGTCTCTTTGCAATCTGCTCCACACTTCATCATGCAAACGATTGAAGACGCTGGACGTACCTGTTATAAATCGGAGGATAAAATCAATGAAACTTCTCACGTGGCTTTCATCGAGCGACTTGTACGTCGAGGGCACGAAGCTATGCTCGAACACGGGTACGCTACTGCACACTTTCGGGTTGACCGTGGTGTCTCTCATGAACTGGTGCGTCACCGCCTTGCGAGTTTCGCTCAAGAAAGTACTCGATATTGCAACTACAAGGATAAGGACATTGAGTTCGTAAGACCTTCTTGGTTTACTAATGAAGAAGCAGACAAAGCTCTTGAGAATTACAGCTACTACTTGGCTAACCCTAGTCAGAATACCAAGAAGTACGCTATCATCAAGTGGTTCGACATATGTCAAGACACAGGTGTTGCGTATAAAGAGCTTATAAACCACTGTGGACGTAGCCCACAGGAGGCTAGGTCTGTTCTTCCTAATGCCCTTGCCACTGACATTGTAGTAACAGCTAACCTTCGAGAGTGGAGAACTATCCTTAAACTCAGGTGTGCAAAGGATGCTCATCCAGACATGCGGTACATTATGCTACGGCTGCTGAGTGATATGCACAAACTCTTTCCGCCTGTGTTTGAAGATATCTATCAGCTCTACAAGGAGGAAGTAGATGCGCTTGCTAGAGATCTTGTATACGTTCTTCCACACACGGAAGAAAGTGGAACAGACGCCTGAGACATGCCATTGGTGTAAAGACTATCCTTACTGGGATTGTTGCAATGCTTGGCGTGACTATGAAGACTACTGCTCCACATGTAAAAACTTTAAACCTGCAACTAACGAGGATATAGAACATGACTAAGTTTGAAATCAAGGCTACCTGTAATGGCAAGGACTACAACATTGACTTTGAAGTTCCGAAGGATATCAAGCAGGAAGACTGGGATCAGTTCTCCAAGCTGTTGAAGATGGCCTGCCAGCAAATGGGTAAGTAACCCTTGACAAACTTCTAATAAGTCTTATACTCTTATAAGACACATCGTGTTACCTTAAACGTAATTGTTAGCTACGTCAGAGACAGGTGGACTTTATCTCCTTGGCTACCTGTCTCTGTCCTAACGCTTAACTAACTAGAAGGTTGAACATGATGGAACAAGGCTCTCTTGCGGATCTCCTTACTCTCGCTAAGTCTGGTGACGACAACAAGCTTGGCGAAATGATGGCTATGATGAACGGTGGTATGGGTGGTTAGCAGTGGATGTGGTGGATCCTTATCATTCTGTTCGCTTTCGGAGGGTTTGGTAACGGTATGTTTGGACGTAATATGGCTCCCAATGGTCTGGACAATGCGAACCAACTCATCCTTGAAAAGCTGAACGGCATGTCTGTTGAACAGTGCGGTCAGTTCTCTCGCGTTGGTAACGGTATCTGTGATAGCACCTATGCTATTACCAATGCTGTACGTGACGCCAGAGACGCTGCTTCGGCGTGTTGCTGCGAAACCAATCTGAACATCGAACGTGCGTCTAACGCTAATCAGCGTGCCACTGACGCGCTGTCTCACCAGCTTTCCGATTGCTGCTGCCAGACCCAACTCCGTATGCAAGATCTTGCTACCGGTATTCGTGAACAGGCTACGGCCAATCAGTTCCAGAACCAGCAGGAATTCTGTGACATCAAGACCCGCATGGCCGCCAACCATTGTGAAACGCTTGCTGCCATTCAGGCTAATCAGGCGGCGATCATTGGTTACATGACTCAGGAAAAGATCAGTGGGCTGGAACGTGAGAACGCTGCGCTTACGATGCAGCTGTCTCAGAATGCTCAGACCCGTGCTATCATTGAAGCACTGTCTAAGACTTCTACTACCACGCCTGCTGCCTAGTAGTTAAAGCATAGCTTGATAGTTTGGGGGAGCTACGGTTCCCCCTTTCTTATAAGGACTAAACATGTTTGGTGTTCCTTCAATCGAAGAACGTATTAAGAAAGCTCAGCGTAATGCTGAAGTATATAAAAGTGAACTTGATAAAGCGGTGCATAATGTTGAACGCTATCAAGTTTGCTTGAATAAAGCCATGTCTCGGGTAGGGGAGCTTTCCCTGCTGAAAGACGTGCGGGATGGCAAGCTCCTCGTACTCGATCTTGAGAGTATGGAACCTGCCCGCATCGCATTCCTCTAAGGGAGGTACGTATGGCCTGTGGTGGTAAGAAAAAGAAGAAAAAGGGACGCTAGGTCTTGACAACTTTTCGTTAATGATTATCTTATAATCAAGAGCGACAGTTGCGTGGACTGGCTGTACTCTGGGAGTGACCCACTGGTTGCATACACACGCAGAAACCCCTTGCAGGAAAGATCAAGAACTGCAGGGGGTTTTCTATTAGAGGAGTTACGATGTCGAAACTTACTGCTCTCGCAGAATACGTCCATACGTGGGCACCTATAGCCACGCAGCTATTAGCTTCTGACAACGACGCTGTTAAAATGTACGGTGTTAAGATTCAGCAAGAAGTGGACGTTAAGAAACGTCAGCTTGAAGCAGAACTTGGAGAAGCTAAAGCTATTCTAGGTATGACTCTAGCAACACATCCTAGTCAACAGAAAGAAGTCAGCAGCCCTGAACTAGTAGAGCATTCGACTATTCATGGTTGTACAGAAACACAAGTCAAAACAGAATGCACTATCGAACTGTAGATACAAAGAAACCCCCTTCGGGCCTTCGGGCTCTTAGGGGGTTTTTCTTTTGCCTAATTTTTATCTTCAGGCATATCAGCAAGTAGCTGTTTTATTTCATGCACACGTGAAACATTGACACCGTTCTTGAGGGACATGATCTCAGCAAACTTCTTGAAACCAAAGGCAGATGACACACAGATACCAAATGCTATCTGATACCAGTCAGGCATAGTAGCAAAGGTTTCAAACCCATGTGTTACCCAGTCTGCTGTCCACGGACACCAAGCAAGAATAAGTGGCATAGAGATAACTACTGTCCAGAACTCATCCTTCCATCCAGAGTTGTCGAGGGAGTCTTTCTCCCACGCAATATCTCCCACCACCCCAGACTTGTAGAGATCAATCTTAGCAGCAGCTCTCGCTTTAGCTACTTCGATCTTACTCTGCAACTCTACCTCTTTGAGTTTTTGCCTACTCGTGAACCATCCCACAACACCGGAAACAAGTGCTTCAACAGGCTTAGCGATTATGTCTAGCATAGTTAATCCCTATAGTCAAGACCTGACTGCTTAGCCACACGAGTAAGTTCCTTCATCAAAAATTCTCTGCGCTTCTGCAGCTTTTCCTTTTCTTCGTAGAACTTAGTACCCGTAGACTTGTTGTTCTTTTCATTCAACTTCTCAAGCTTGCGTACACTATTCAAGCGAGCATTGATAGAATCATATCTACCCTTGAGCTGCTGAATAGTTCTGTTCTTGTTTCTAATCTCAGTACGTTCATCAGGAGAAAGAGTTGTATCCTTCTGTGCAAGCTCAAGTTCATTCAAGCCAGTCTGCATCTTATTCCGAATCTTGCTGTACTCATTAAGTGTATCACCATAACCAACCTTACCGAAGAAAGAGTTAGCAATAGGTACATTCTTCAACTCAATAGGAGCACCAGTAACAGGAGAAGTCAACATGCCGAGAGCCTGTGTAACTACTCTACCAAGGCCACCCATGTACGATTCAGTAAGATGCTGGATGGTTTCAGGAGACACATCAATCCAACCCTTCTCAACCTTAGACCCAAATGTCCAAGAGTTCAGTGTCTCTGCCACAGCACGACACCACATAGGATTAGTACCCCAGTACTTCTGACTGTCAGGTACTTCACCCTTAAAGC